CTCCAGGTCCGACGATATCGCCAGTTGCGAAGGCGAGATCAGCATCGGTAGTGGTTCCTTTGTCCTTGATGGTACCACCAGCAAGAGAGATTGTCTGAGCAGCAAGCGAAATGTCTGCAGTCTCAGAAGGCATTGTAACTTCAAATACCAAGCGACCAGTTCCAGTGCCACTAGCATATGTAGCGGTAATAGGATTGGTTGATCCAGTCGAAGCAATAGCAAGAGTTGGAGTTCCAACTACATCAACTTCTTCGTTGTAGTTAACGGCAACTTGAAGTGTGTCGCCTTGAGCGTATGCAGTTCCAACGAAGTGAACAGATACGATAGTTGCGTTACCAATGACACCTTCCAGACCAGCACCATCACCTTGAGCATCTCCACCGTCACCGCCGAAGGATCCTGCAATCAGAACCTCATCCCAGTATTCGGTCTTAGCATCATTCTGGTAATGACGATACACCCAACCTTGCTCGGTTGCAATGCAATTGTCTGGTTCAGCGACAGCAGAACCACGAACTAAAAATTTTGGTTTAGACTCGTCCGCCGAGCTACCTCCCCAGAGAGACATAACGTACTCCTATAAGAACAGATTTCTAAATTTATTTATAAAAGGGGGCATCTGCCCCCTGGGATCATTCGCGTGCTGCGATAGCCGCTTTGACCGTCTCTAGAAGTTTGTCATCCATGTCAGTCTTAGTCAGTTTGACTGCTTTTTCTAAGACTACGAGACAAATTTCTACAAGTTTTTCTCCCAACTCTTCATTGTCGGGTACTTTTGCTACAGCATCACGTACAATTTTAGATGCTAATGGAAGTAAAAAGGCAAGCATTTTATTACACTCAACGTACTATTCTATATAGCATCTTCTTCCCATTCTTCAAGATTTATTCCGTATTTAGATAGTTGTTCGATACTATAATCGAGAATAACAATGATGCGATCATGAGTTCCCTCATGTTTAACCCAATGCTTGTCATGATCTTTGAATGCAAAAACCTCACCCACATTCCATACTCTTCTTCTCCCTCGCACCTTAATCCATGCGCCAGGATCTGCAATAACAGGAAAGTGTATGCGGAGTGAATCGATGTCTCCATTGTGAGGATTGATAACTGATCCTGGTGACAAGCGAGATATCGTAGCAGACTTTAAAAGTTTGTTGTCAATATCCTCTTGTAAATATTTAAAAGTTTTTGGACAATTAGTTATAAAACTTTGCTTTACTAGAGGCAAAACTTCACGGCATCGTTCCGTAGTTGTATTGAACAACTTGGTAAAGGTAACCATCTCACTGAGTTCAAAATCTTCTTCAGTTGCAGTAGATCCAACACAGTCAATAGGGAATGGAATGACTCTCCAGTCACCATCCCAGAGTTTTACTCTACCTAGATTACGATCATCAACCCATTTGTCCAGACGCCACTCTTCTAGAATGCGTTGGTTATCATCAACAAACTTAAGAACTTCTGGGATGATATCTTGATAATTATTTTGGAGATTACAAAAAGAGGATAGCGTTTGAATGCTATCCTCGTGCCAGATTTTTCTCATTTATGAGCAATCTTTAGTTCCATGTACAGGACACTCTACACCTTTATCGGTGTGATTGCAAGCCTCCTTCACCTTTTCCTTAGGTGCTTTTGGCATTTTCTTATCGCTGTTTCGCTGTCCCTCGGGGTCTTCCAGTTCAGGCATGACCTCGATGGGACCCTTTACTTTTTTTCAGCGATCTCCTGACGCCAGTTGGAGAAGGTATTCTCCTTCTTCATCTTTTTCTTCTTAGCAGGGGTGATTACATTTCCATATGCACTCTTAACCGTGCCACCGTAACCCTCTTCAACCTCATCTTCCTTGACACAGTTAGGAACTTGGCGACCATTTTTAGTCTTGGTGCCTTTTGCCTTGTAACCATCCCAGCAAGTAGAAGCGCCGACATTCTTACGTGCCTGCTTCATACTACCTTCAGTAGTAACCTCTTCTTTCTTGGCAGTCTTCGCTGCGTCTTTGAAGTCCTGAGCAGTAGGAGCTCCCTTGTCACCTTTGCTACGCATTTTCTCACCACGCTTTCTCTTTGCATGGATATTGGCATAGAGACCATCACCTTCTTCAAGGTCTACCTCTTCTTTCTTAGCAGTCTTAGCTGCTTTCTTGAAGGCATCCTTAGCAGGATAGTCCTCGTCGCCTGGTTTTGCAGGTGCTTCACCACGCTTTCTCTTGGCATGAATATTGGCATAGAGACCCTTCTTCTCTTCGAGTTCCTCTCCTTCATGCTCAATAACTTTACCATCAGCATCTTTCTGATGATGCTCTTTCTTCATCTTCTTACCCATTGCCTTAGCAACAGCACGACGACGGTTCATCAGATAAGAATCAGATGAATCCTTATCACCATCGTTGTCTACATCACCGTCTTCCTTACCGACTGGATCGAGTTTCTTTTTCTCGTCGATGATTTCAGCATTCTTGTCATCGTTAACAACGTGCTCATGCATCTCGCTAACGAGAACGTTCAGGGAAGCAACAGCAACGTTCTGCTCAAGACCATGCTCGAACATAACATCGTAGTGACTGATGTTACCTTGCTCATCAAGAGTGTGCATTTCTTTCAGGCAATTACCAGTGCCCCACTCAGAGTGCTCTACCTTAGTAGCACAGGAGTGTTTGACTTTCTTGACCTTTGGTTTACCCTCAGTCCCAGGTGCTTCTGCCATTTTCATGCCAGGTGCGTCTCCGCCACCTACACCATCAGCACCAAGACCTTTAGGATCTCTGTTTGCCATCTTAGCAGACTTATCGTAACGCCAAGATTCTTTGTGATTTAGAGCGTTTACCGCTGATAATACGTACTCGTTGTTTTCCATCTTATCTTTTTTGGGGTCGGTAGGAATTGTTTGTTTTACCTTTGTTTTAGAGAAGGGTTGCTTCTTTTCACCTGGAGTAATTGACTGAAGGTACTCGCGATATGCGTCCGTACCAAATTCAAAAACTTCTTTAATGTCCTTGATCCATGATCTAAATGTAGTTTCTTCTGCCGTTAGACACAGGACATAGTTGGGACCACGGCGTAAAATTTTTCCGACCTTTCCATCTTCGGTCAGAACCCACTCACCTTTCTTATATATTTCATTACGATAAAACTGGTCACGAGTGACATTTTGTTTTGCCACATGTGCCTTTTTATGGAACTCGCTGAAGCTACTCATCAAAAACTAATTGGACCATGTTTTATTTATAATTAGATGGAAGGTTAGACTTTACTTCTTCCATCAACTTCCGCGTGTCATTGTCGGAAAGCGCACGAGGTATACCCTGACGAAATACTTTAAAGTTTCCAACTGAAGCAGCACGTCTCATCTTAGTGCCAGAGATAGCAAAGGTGTCTCCATCTGCATCCCTCTCACCAGAAGATATAATATCCATCTTGCGGAATACAAAATCCTTACCGTTATACTTTTTGATCCATTGCATTGCGGCAACACGATCAGATCCTACTACCATAACAACATCATCATACCCTTGACCCTGTAGTTCCTGAAGAATACCTACTGGATCTCTAGGTCCGCTGCGGATATTGTTTGCTAATTTAGGAAACATCTTCTTGGCATAGTGTAACTTGCGCTCAGGTGGTAGAGGGTTATTACCTTTCTTGTCTGTTGTCTGAGACAGATAGATATACCAATCACAAGTGCCTGCTTTTTTAGCAACCGCATTGAAGTTCTCCTCATGACCAGTGGTCGGAGGTTGGAACCTACCAAACGTGAAGTAGACGCATTTGTAATCTACTATTTCCATTCTTTTGACAGTGTAAAATTGATATACGAAAACTCAATACGGTTTACCAACTTAATCATGTCACCATTGTGATGAAGAACATACCCCTCAGGGTTAGTAACACGGTATCCTTTGTCCGTTTGTACAAATGTTCTAAATGTTTCAAGATGATCTAGTTGATCAATAACAAGTTGCTTTGCTTCCTGCATAGTTTTATACAAGGTAAGCATCGCAGCAAATTCTCTCTCATTATCTTCTAAGTATTTAAGCCCCTTGAACATCAAATCTCTCTTGGCGGTTTGTGATTTGGCAGACTTAACTTTGGCAATCTCCTTTTGCATCTTTTCGTGATAGAACTTACCAAGTGCTTTGAGTGTAGACTGCACGTTAGTAATAGTCCTGGCGTTCTTGATCTCATTATTGAAGAACTGCTTGAGATATGAGGCAACATGAAACTTAGCATCACCTTTGGTGCCCATGTTGTCAACCAGTTCATCTAAGAATTTTCCACAAATAGCACACATCCTTTCCATTTTGCTGACATATCTCTCGAATCTTGCTATGTCAGCAGGACTTACTGAGATGTCATGATAAGGAGTATCATTTTCAATAACAGCTACATCTGGAGCATCGTTGTGGTTTGATACTTTTGCTCCTGCTTGAGCACGCATCGTAGGTAGATCATCTCCAACGTAATGAGTGTGAAATACTATACCAATATGAGCTCTGTCTACCTGTTGACCGATAGGATGATCTGTAGGTATGCCATATGTAATAGTATTAGGACGAAAGGTTATAAGATGCTCGCCATCAACATACTCTTTTTTCTTATCACTGTCAGTAAACAACAAATCTCCCTGCACAACTCCATCTATCTTGAGTGCTGGGAAATATTTAAGACATGCTTTTAACTTTACA